TGGGTTAAATCAGTTAAGACTGGAATTTATTGCGTAAGATTTGTTAAAGAAGCTGGCGGTGAAACTAGATATGAATGTCCTATTCAATATACAATTTCATCAGCAAGTACATGGGAAAAGAAAACAATAATTTTAACACCTACTGCTGGTAGTACTACCTTTATTCAAAATTCTGCTGGAGCAATAGTAAATTCAAATGCTTCAGGCTTTAGAGTTTTCTTTGCTTTAGCTGTTGGAAGTAATTTTCAAGGAACTAATAATGCTTGGACTGCAAGTTCAGATCAATTAGGAACATCAAGTCAAGTTAATTTTTTAGATAGTACATCCAATAATTTTTGGATTACAGGCGTTCAATTAGAAGCCGGTTCGGTGGCCACGGATTTTGAAGTAGTTCCTTTTGATCAAAATTTACAAAGATGTCAGAGGTATTATTATAGAGAACAAGGAGACGCTGCGGATCAAAGAGCAGTATCAAATGGTATGGCAGATACAACAAGTAGATATAGAGGAATTGTTATTTTCCCAACAACAATGAGAGCTAATGTAAGTGCAACAGAAGCTGGATTAGAAACTTTAAGACCAGGAGCTGTAAATAATGAAGTAAGTTTAGATGCAACAATCGATCCATCTACTAATGCTGTTATGTTACAATTACCTACAGATAGTGGAACACCTTATACTGCTGGAGATGCTTTAACTTTAAGAATTACAAATAGTACATCATCTTTTGTAGCATTTGATGCGGAGTTATAATTATGATTAATAGTGTAGAAAAAATATATATTGAAGGAGAAACAAATAAATTTTGTTTTAAATTAATAACAGATAGTGAAACTTGGTTTGTTCCAAATAGCGAAGACAATAGACACTACCAAGAAATTCAAGAATGGGCCGCGATCGACGGCAATAACATCATCGACAACGGAGCGTAGACCATGCTCTTAGGAAGTAGTTCTTTTGCTGGGTTACCCTTTGCATCTATTACCAATAATAATAGTGTAACTATTACACCTACTAAAATTCAAGTAACTCTTGGTATTGGTAATATTGGAATTACAGCTGATTCTGTTGTTGAAACTCCACATAAGAGTCAAGTTGTTCTAGGACTTGGAACTGTTACGGTTGTAGCAGATGCCAATGTTGATCCAACTAAATCATCATACGTTCTAGGCACTGGAAATGTTACAGTTTCAGCAGACGCCAACGTTACTGCTGTCAAAAATCAGGTTGTTATTTCTTCAGGAACTGTTACAATAACCGCTGATGCAAACGTTACGCCTACTGGAAGCACTTTCGCGCTTTCGGCAGGAGTTGCATCTGCAATAACATGGAGTGAAATTGGACCAGGAGTATCTATGGTTTGGGTACCAATAGTCCCTTATTAAAATTATGGCATCAACTTATTCAACTAACACCAAACTAGAAATTATCGCAACCGGCGAAAAAGCTGGTCAATGGGGTAGTATTACTAACGACAATTTACAAATTTTAGAACAATCATCTACTGGAGTGGCTTCAATTGATATGGCTGGAGCTAGTGTTACATTAGCTTTAACTGATGGAGCTACTTCTAATGGTAAAAATGTATACCTTAGACTTTATGGCACATTAGGAGCAAACAGAACTTTAACTATGCCTAACACTGCTAATAGAGTTTGGTTTATAAAAGACGATACAAATAGAAATGGTACCAACAAATATACATTAAGTGTTTTAACTGCTTCAGGAACATCGCAACCTGTGCCAGTTGGAGCTACTATGCTATGTAAGTCTGATGGAACGAACACTGTTACTACTCTTTTGGAAAAAGGATTTGTTCCAATTGATCATACTTACACACCTTATTTAGCTGTTGCAGGTGATCAAATTTTTTGCAATACAGCTACGTCTGCGTTAACGGTAACGCTTCCAGCTTCACCTGCTACAGGTGATGAAGTTACAATAATTGATTCAAGAGGAAACTTTAATTCTAACAATGTTACAGTTGGTAGAAATGGTTCCAATATTATGAGTGCTGCAAGTGATGATGCATTAACTGTCAATGGGCAATCATCAACTCTTATATATCTTGATGCAACTAGAGGCTGGGCTTATAAAAACAATACGACAGTATTCCCAACCTAGGAGCTTAAAAGATGGCTCTTACATCTATCAAATTTTTACCCGGAGTAGACAAACAAGACACGGCTGTTGGAGCTAATGGTCGATGGGTAGATTCTGATAATGCTAGATTTAGATATGGCCTACCAGAAAAAGTAGGTGGATGGGCTTCTTTATTATCTAGTACTGTTCATGGAGTAGCTAGAAAAATTCACGCGTTTGTCGATACTGATGGTAATAGATATGTAGCTATTGGTACTGATAAATTTTTACTTATTTATTTTGAAGGAAAGTTGTATGACATTACTCCTTTCTTATCAACCACTGCAGGGGTACCTACTACTTACAGTGCAACTTTAACAACTAACAGCACGTCTCCTGGAACATCGATCACGGTTACAACTTCTGTTTCACACACAATTGAAGTTGGGGACATGATAGTTTTTGATAGCGTTTCAATGCCTTCAGCTTCTTCTCTTTCAGCAACTCTTTTTGAAGATAAGATTTGTCAAGTTATTTCTGTTCCAAGCAATAATACTTTTACAATTACATCACCAACTGCTGAGGCAAATGGTAGTGGTTCAGATTTAACTTCAGGAAGTTCTGCAACTCTCAAACCATACGAACGAGTAGGACCAGCGGCTCAAACATATGGTTATGGTTTTGGTGTTGGAAACTATGGTGGAAATATTACTGGAAGTCAAACAAATGATTTGGATGGTGCGTTATTAGCTGACACTGCTGGAACTGGTGGTTCAGGAACTTCTGTAACTTTAACAGCGACAAGTGGATTTTCTAATCCTGGTGTTGCTTCAGTTGGAGTTTTAGGAAGTGGAGAATTAATTTCTTATACAGGTGTATCATCTCCAAACTTAACAACTATTACAAGGGGTGCATATGGAACTGCAACTGCTGGAACTTCCAACGGACAAGCTCACAGTGATGCAACTATTGTTTATGATGCAACCGATTGGAATGGATGGGGAGACGCGGTAAACGCTTCTAGTGTTTCACTTGAACCAGGTTTGTGGTCGTTAAGTAACTGGGGACAAGTTTTAGTTGCAACTATTTCTAATGGAAGAACTTTTACATGGGATTCAGGTATAAGTGGATCAGCAAGATTCACGGCTCATGCTTCAACTACAACAAATAATTATGCAACCAATATTAATGGAGCTTTAGGAAATCCAACAGCTTCAAGAATGACTTTAATATCTCCAACAACACGTCACTTAATTCATCTTGGAACTGAAACAACTGTAGGTACAGCTGCTACACAAGATGATATGTTTATTAGGTTCTCGAACCAAGGAGCAATTAATACTTATGCTCCAGCCGCTGATAATAGTGCTGGAACTTATCGTCTACAAGATGGTACAAAAATCATGGGAGCAATCGTTGCAAAAGAAAATATTCTAGTGTGGACTGATAATGCTTTATACTCAATGAAATTTGTTGGTTCTCCTTTCACCTTTGGATTCGAACAGGTTGGTACGAACTGTGGTTTAATTGGACAGAATGCATGTTGTGAGATTGATGGTGTTGCTTACTGGTTAAGTAATAATGGTTTCTTTGCATTTGATGGTACAGTAAACTCATTACCATGTAGTGTTGAAGATTATGTTTATGATAATTTTGATACTACTAAAGGTCAACAAGTAGCAGCTGGTATTAATAATCTATTTACAGAAGTTGTTTGGTACTACCCATCTTCAGGATCAACATATAATGATAAGTATGTTGTATTTAATTATGGAGAATCTAAACAAGTACCTATGGGTAATTGGTATACAGGAGTTAATACTAATTCAATAAGAACATCTTGGATTGATGCAATCGTTTATCCAAAACCATATTCAACTGCCTTTGACAACACAGGAACTGGTACTTTTCCAGAAATTGTTGGATCAAGTGGCCTAGGAGATACTACTTTATTTGAACAAGAAATAGGCACCGATCAAATTAATCCTGATGGGTCTACAACAACTTTAACATCTTATGTTGAATCATATGACATTGCTTTACAACAAGAGCAACCAGAAATGTTTTTAGCTATGAGAAGATTTGTTCCTGACTTTAAAACGTTAACAGGAAATGCTAAAGTAACAATTGGATTAAAAGACTATCCTTCTTCAACAGGAGGTAATAGTACCTATAGTCCATTTACAATTACAGCTGCAACAACTAAAGAAGATACTAGAGCTAGAGGAAGATACGTTAGTTTAAAAATTGAGAATGATGGAGTAGGTGAAGCGTGGAGATTTGGAACTTTCCAAATAGATTTACAACCGGACGGGAGAAGATAATGACAAAAATAGTAGTAAGATTACCAGAACCTAAAAAAGAATACACAGAGGATAACCAAAGACAAATTAATAGAGCAATTGGTTCTATGATAGAACAATTAAACTCTACATATTTACAACCAGATAAGGATGATCAAGAAAGATTTAATTTCTTCATGTCATAATGGCAAACGTATATAAAAATATTCAGGCTAAAGTAACATCTGCAGGATCGTACGATGATATGTATGAATCTCCAAGTGCTACGTCTAGTATTGTTAAAAGTATTAAGTTATTTAATAGTCATGGTAGTGCGTTAGATGTAGATATTAAAGTATATGATGCTTCATCTGCTACGGATTATGAGTGGGATAAGGTTAACATAAATGCCAGTGGAAGCATTGATTTATTGACCTTTAATAATGTTATTATTTTAGAGGCAGGGGATAAAATTAAGATGCAATGTGCCACAGGAAATGTTATAAAAATGACTGCCTCTGTATTACAAATTTCAAGACCTACAGAGGTTACAACAACATAGGAAAATATGCCATTTATAGAACAAGAAGCTAAAGACGAAATACAAAAAATAGACGGTAAAGATGTAAGAGTTATTACACCTGAAGTAGAGGTAACACTTACTAATACTGAAACAGGCCAAGAATATATGTCAGATAAAGAAGCTGACGATGATGTAGATCATCCAGAGACCGCTACTAAAAGAGAACATATTAAAAGAGATGTTCATGTTAAAGTTAAGCAGGTTGTTTTAGGTGCTGAAACCAAAGGATTGTAAAACAAAGTAAAATAGGATATTTTAAAAGACTATGGCAATTACAGATATTATTGAAGAATCAGAAATGATAGAAACTGGTGCTCCAAGCATCAAGTACGAAGGAGATAGACCTCTTAAGAAACAAGAAATGCTAATGGCCGGTCCTGATTGGTATTTAAAAAGAATGCAATTA